TGCTGTTCAAGATGAAGTGGCTGAAATCCGCAGAGAACTTGAGCTTGTAAAGACTCCAACAATCGCAACAAACGCATTCGAGACTAAGTTCCGCTCACAAGGCGAATATGCTAAGGCTCTAGTATCAGGCGACCAAGATGCAGTCGAGCTATTCCGTGCCACAAGCGCAGATGCCGCACTTCGTCCAGCGTTCGTAGGTTACATAAACAACCTAATCAACTCAGGTCGTCCAACCCTAAGTGCATTCAACATTCAGGCTCTACCAGCTTCTGGTCTAACCATTGAATACGCTCAGGTAAACACCAACACAATTGCAATTGGCAAGCAGACCACAGAGAACACAGCACTATCTACTGGTGATGTTGCTCTACAGACTGTTTCAGTTGCTGTTGCAACTTACGGTGGTTTCACTAACATCTCAAAGCAGGCTATTGAGCGTTCAACTGTGAACTACCTTGACGTTGCATTCCAGGCTATGTCTCTTGCTTACGCAAAGAAGATGAACGTGGACTTCATCGCTGCAATCGCAACAATCTCATTTGCTGGAGCCAAGACCGTAGATGCATCTGCTCTAACAGCTTCAGCTGTTATGGGTGCTATTGCTGATGGTGCTGCAAAGATTTACAACGACACAGGTCTATTGCCTGAGTTCATTGTTGCTGGTGTCACAGCTTACAAGCGTCTAGTTTCAATCGTGGACACTGCTGGTCGTCCAGTTGTATCTCAGGTTGGCGATGGCTCAAACACTATCGGTGGATCTAACATCCCTGGACTACAGGGTTCAATCCTTGGTATTCCATTGGTTGTTGACCCAGCGATGGACGCTAAGACCGCTTACCTTGCTAACTCTGCTGCATTGACAACTTACGAATCTGCTGGTACTCCAACACGTCTAAGTTCAACCGATGTAACTAAGTTGCAGGACACCTACTCTGTTTATGGTTATGCAGCATTTGCAATTCCATTCTCTGGAGCAATCATCAAGATTAACACTGGAGCCTAATAACTCATGGCTGTAACGGTGGAACAGTTCAGAGCGTATGTTGGAACTAAGGAAGTATCTAGTTTTGTCGATTCATGTTTAGCCTCCGCTAACCAGATGGTCGCCAAGTTTGTCGGTTCAGGTCGCGTACCTACCGATGTACTAGATTCTGCTGTTCTCTCATGTGCCTCTGAGCTGTTTCATCGCAGGTCTGCACCTAACGGTGTAGCTCAATTCGCTGACCTTGGAACGACTGTTCGTATTGCTAAGGATCCAATGAATGCTGCACGTGAGATGCTCCTACCATTTACAGGACCCGGACTGTGAGCAACGAGATAACAGCAAGCAAGGCAGAGTTCGCTCTGGACTTGACTAACGCTGGACTAGAAGTTTTGGACTATGTTCCAGAACGTGTAGTTCCACCAATTGTTATCGTTACTTCTGGCAGTCCGTACCTGGCACCTGAAACTGTTGGAAACGAATACCGTCTAGGTCTAAACCTGACTCTGGTTGCATCAACTGCAACTAACGAGGAAGCTACTTTGGCACTAGATGAACTAATCGCTGACACGGTAAACGCTGTTTCAAAATTAGGGTATGTAGTTCTAAAGACTGTAAACCCACCATTTAGATTAGCTGCAAATAACGCTGAGTATCTTGCCAGTGAAATAAACCTAGATCTATCCATCACTCTCTAAACAAAGGAAAATCTGATGCCAGCATCAACAAGAATCAAAGCCACTAACATTGGTTTCAAAATTGCTTCAACTGAATACAACTGTGACGCTAACCTAATCGAACTAACTCTCAACGATGCTCCTGGCGATGTCCAGTCATTCTGTGAGGTTCGTGTTGGTGGCGAATGGAAACTACAAATTGACGGAACAAGCTCAGGCGACACTGGCTCTCTTTACCGTCTATTGTGGGCTAACTTCGGAACCGAGGTTGCATTCACCATCGCACCAAACGGTAACGCGGTCGCAACATCAACCCAGCCTCACTACACAGGTACAGTCATCTTTGACCAGTTGCCACCTCTAAGCCTGACTTCAGGTGAAGTTGTAAAGTTCTCTGTAACTTTGACTGTAAAGAACGCTGTACACACACCATCAACTACACCTCCGGTTTACTACGGTCTAACCCTAAAAACTGCTGCTTAGTTAGTTCTCTAGTGGAGACTGGAATTGACGCTGGTGACTTACGTCTAGCCATCAAGGCTATGCAAGAGCTAGGTGCTGATAATTCTGTAATCAAGGATGCAGGTCAAGAGGCCGCGCAAATCTTGCTGAACAGAGCACGTCCGTTGATTCCAGTCAAAACTGGTGCACTAAAGGGTGCCGCTAAAACTCGCAGATTAACTGTGGGTGGAGGTGTCCAAGTTTCAGGTTCACTTATCCCTTACGCTAACCCGATCCACTGGGGATGGTTGTATGTAGGAGCTCGGACTAAATCGAAACTCAAAGTTGGAAGTTATAGAGGCATCAAGCCACAGCCATTTTTTAGTGAGGCACTGGGTTACACTAAGGATGAAATATTCAAAACGTATGATCGCTTAATGCAGGATTACATAAACCGACTACCAGGGAGCAAATAATGACCACCAATGCATTTGACTTTGAATCACTGACACTAAACGAGGTCGAGCAAATTGAACTTATTACAGGTTCGTCTATCGACCAGCTGATGGATGCTGGACAGGCTAAAGGAAAAGCCATGAAAGCAATCATCTTTGTAATGAAGAAACGAATCGACCCAAACTTCACCTTGGAACAGGCAGGTAACCTCTCAATGACTGAGGCTAATGCTTTGTTTGCAGGTGAAAACGACCCAAAAGAATAGTCGCAGATATAGCAGCCGAGCGCACGGCGTTCATGGTTGTCCATGCAGGTCTAAGTCTGACAGAAGTCAGGTCCATGACTCTCAGGGAATATCGGGCTGTAATAGATGCTCTACGAGATAAAGGAACTGGCTGATGGCAACGAATCTAGTCGTCAATTTTATAGGTAAGAATAACTTATCTAAGACGACTGCTGTCATGGGTAATGACTTAAAGAAGTTCGGCAGAATCGCTGACAACGTGGGTCGAACTATGAACAAGTCACTAGGTGCTCTGGGTCTTGGTTTAGGTTTAGCAACTCTTACATCTGGTCTCAAGCAAGCAACTAAAGCGGCCTCTGATGATCGTAAGTCTCAGGGACTACTAGCTCAGGCATTACAGAAAACTGTTGGAGCAACCTCATCTGCTATTGCTGGTGCAGAATCTTACATAAAGAAAACACAGTTGCAGACTGCTGTTCTGGATGATGAACTTAGACCTGCTCTAGCCACAGCTGTCCGTGCTACAGGTTCCCTTGCTGGAGGTCAAAGACTTCTAGACGCTGCTCTGGATGTTAGTGCCTCGACCGGTAAAGATTTGAGTTCCGTTACAGGTGCATTGTCTAAGGCATTTAACGGTAATCAGGGTGCACTAAAGAAACTGGTGCCTGGTCTTAAACTGACTGGCGATGTCTTAGGCGATGTCGAACGTGGGTTCGATGGTGCAGCTGAAAGAGCAGCAGACTTAGATCCATACAAGCGTCTCGAAGTAATATTTGCCGACATTCAGGAAACAGTAGGAACACAGTTACTTCCAGTTTTAGAGGAGTTTAGTGCATACCTTACAAGTCCAGAAGGTCAAAAGAATCTAGAACAAATAGTCGGTGTTTTTGTAGCCATGGGTCGAGCTGTGGCAGATGTAACCAGATTTATTATCGACAACATTACATACATCAAGGCAGGTTTAGCAGCAGTAGTTGCTTTGCGTATTGGCTGGTCTGTGACTACTGGAATCGTTGCTCTATACCGTGCTGGAGTTATCTCTGCAACTATTGCGACTAAGGCTCTTAAGGTTGCTCTAATCTCAACTGGTATTGGTGCTATCGCGGTTGCTGTTGGATTCTTAGCTGAGGCTTGGATAAATGCTACTGAGGCGCAAGAGGATTACACTGATGGACAACCATCTCAGGCACCAACAATTAACTATGCCATTCCAGACCTTTACGGAAACATAATCACAGACCCAGCAATTCTTGCTGAGAGAGCAGCAGAAGCTGCTGATGCAGCTAAAGAGGCGGCCGATAAAGTTAGAAAAGCTTTAGATGAAAAAATTGGTGCCATCAAGAGAACTGCTGAAAACTTTAGAGATGCCATCGGTCTAGCGTTTGGAACTTTTGGTAAAGACGAAAACAGCGTATTCAATGCCGATGTTGTAATCAACAAACTAAAAAGAATTGTCGAAGCCGCCAAGGGCTTTGCAGGCAACATAGCCAGACTTCGTAAAGCTGGAGCAGATGAATCTGTTATCTCAGAAATCGTTGGCATGGGTCCTGCACAGGGTAACATCGTTGCTAAGGGTCTACTAGGTTCAGGCAAATTGTCTGAGTATCTCAAACTTCGTGGATCACTGTATGACACAGGGGCACAGGTTGGAGCGCAACAGGCTATGGCTACTTCTGCCACTTATGAAATCAACATAAACAAATCCGTGGTATCTGCCTCAGACATTATTCGTGAGATTCAGAAGTACGAAAAACAAACTAAGCGGAAGTACCTGGTCGGCTAATGCCATTTGACATAAAGACAGACTTACGTATTCAGTATGAGAAACCTGCTGGAACTTGGAACAGCATTCAGGCAGACAGTTTTGAAGTAAACATAGATCGTGGAATAGACGTTGAGCAGTCTGTGTTGGCTAGACCTAATGTTGGTGTAGCTGAGGTTCGTCTAATGAAGTCCAGTCTCTCGGACCTACTTAGTGGACCTGACTATGCGAGCAACCAGAGATTCAGGATTCAGTATCTAAGTGCTGGTCTGTGGGATTCAGTGTTTGAGGGTTTCATTCAGAACATTGAAATGCAATACATTGTTGAGGCTAAACAGTTAGAGATAACTATCACAGCTCAGGACATGAACCGTATCGCACTAAATACTCAAATTGCTTTGTTTACAGTTCCATCGGGTTCCGGTCGTTCCTATAAAAACTTGATGAATCAACTGGGTACAGCAATCACAGGTATAGATGCTAGATATAGCCAAGCTCAAACTTTGTCTGGTGGTTCAACCACGTTCCAGTATGCACAGGATTATATAGAAATCTCATCTGGCGAATTGTTTGAAAAGTTTTTAGACGCTGAGCTTGGATGGTTGTATGCGACACGTAACTCTGGCATGAGATACCTTACTAGGTCAGATGTAGCCACTCTTGCTGGTTATGCTTTTGACCCTTTAAACCTAACTGTCTCTAATGTTCATTCAACGTCAAATCTGCATGTCTGCATGGAAAACATAAATCTGGGCTACGTTTCAGATGGTATTGCTAACCAGGTGAAAGTGACCAGTCCAGTCACAGGCATCTCGAGTACCGTAACTAACTCTGCCTCTGTAGCTGCTTATGGTCGCCAAACAGCATTCTTTGACATTGAGTTCCAACCAACTACGGGGAGCACTTACGCTACTTGGGCCACTCAGGTATCTAACGCTGCTAACCCTAGAAGTATTAGATCCGTAAACGCTAAAGTCATTAGACCTGACGGTAATGTTAGTGACGTTCTGCAAGAGGACATCGGGGATTCATTACAGGTCAAGTTTGACACTATTGAGGAACTCTACATTATTAGTCGCATGATACATAACATAACTCCAGACCACTGGGATTTAAGCATCGGACTTTGGAAGGGAATCTAATGACATTTGAGATTTGGGTTTATTTGTTGTCTGGCATTGTGGGTGGCACTAGCATTTC